CTGGCGCCGGCCGGCCTGGCGATGCTGTTCGAATTGCAGTTGAGGCGTTGATGTACGATCGCGGCCATGTCAGTTAATCATGGAGGCGATAGTGGAAGGCGTGACGGAGGCTTTGGGCGGGCTGACTGTGGCGAGCTTGGGATCGTGGATTGCGCTCCTCAAGGACAGCCTTTCTGTGGTTGCCGCTGCCCTGGCGGTCTGGGGCATCGGTGCGTGGCGTCGGGATTTTGTAGGGAAGCGGAGAATTGAGCTGGCCGAAGAGGCGTTGCGGCTCTTCTATCAGGCTCGTGACGCTATCGCGGCAATGAGAGCGCCCATGGCTTTCGGCGCGGAAATGGCGGATGTGGTCCGCGACGATAGGGAGTCCTCGGAGAAGTTCCACTGGCGTCAAACGGTAGCCCCCCTGTTCAAGCGCTATAACGAGCGGACTGAGTTGTTTGCGCAGCTTTCCGCACTTCGATATAGATTTATGGCGCGCTTTGGTGAAAAGTCGGCGGAGCCATTCCAGCAGATTCAGCATATTGTGCACTCGTTGTTTGTCAGTGCGAATATGCTGGTGCAAACGGCAGATGACGTCCCCGTCATCGGCGCCGAGGATGGAGGCGTGCAGGCCAAGGCGAGAGAGCACCGAAGGGAGCTACGCCGAGGCTGGGAAGCGGACATTTGGGGCGTCGGCGACGAGCACGACAAGATATCGAAGAAGGTAGATGAGATCGTCAAATCGATCGAGGTGGTATGCAGGCCGATCATTAAGTAGTACCGGACAACGAAGCAATGGGTCGCTCAGGCGGCCCTTTTTTTTGGCTCGCATATGACCTTTTCTGCTGATTTGGGTAAGTTTTCGGCGCGCGCCAAGGGCGGCATCGATACGGCCACACGGCAGGCTACCGTCCTGCTGGCGCAGGGCGTGATCATGAAGTCCCCGGTGGACACGGGACGATTCCGAGCGAACTGGCAGTTCTCCGCGGCAGGCATTCAGCGTGCCACGTCCATGGCGGTCGATCCGGGTGGACAGGTAACGCTCCATCGGTTGGTTGCCGAGATCCGCCAAACCGGCTCGGGCGGCGTGACCTACCTGTCGAACTCGCTGCCCTACGCGGTGCGGCTGGAAAACGGCTGGTCCAAGCAAGCGCCGCAGGGCATGGTCAGGCTGACCGTGCAGGAGTTCCAGCACTACGTGAGCCAGGCGGCGAAGGACGCGAACAAATGAGCCAGGATCTGATCCGCGCCGCTTTCGAGAAGCGGCTGAACGACTGGGCGAAGGCGCGCACGCCTGCGCTGCTGGTGGCCTGGAAGAACACGAAGTTCACGCCGCCCAACAATGCCGTGTACCTGCGCGCCTACGTGCTGCCGGCCGCGACCATCAGCCGGGACGCAGCCGGCGATCACCGGCAGTACCGCGGCCTGTTCCAGGTGAACGTGGTGATGCCGATCGGCGCCGGGTCGCGTGCTGCTGAGCAGATCCAGGCGGAACTTGACGCGCTGTTTCCCGTGAACCTGGTCATGCAGTCCGGCGGCCTCGCGGTGCGCGTGCGCACGCCGATCAGTAGCGGACAGGCCGCCACGGGCGACACCGACCACACCGTGCCCATATCCCTGGGATACGACGTTCAGTTTTACCCCGACTGACCCGGCCCTGAGCCGGTTTTTTTTGACCCCACAGGAGCCATTCTCATGAGCGCCATTTTCCCCAATGGCACCGTATTCTCGGTGTCGACCGTTCTGGGTGCGGCCTTGGCCGTGTCCGCCATCACGAACGCCAACCCGGCGGTCGCCTCGGCCACCACGCCTCCGGTTGACGGCAGCATCTTGATTGCCAAGTCCGGTTGGACTGAGCTGAACGAGCGCGTGGTGCGCTCGGCGAACGCCGCCGCCAGTACGTTCGAGCTGGAGGGTATCGACACCACCAGCCTGTTGCGGTTCCCGGCCGGCCAGGGCGCGGGATCGGTGATCCCCGTCACGACCTGGGTGGATCTGTCGCAAGTCACGACGGTCGAGAAGACCGGCGGCGAGCAGCAGTTCTTCCAGTGGCGCTACGTGGAAGACCGCAGCAGCCGCCAGCGCCAGCGCCCGACCTTCAAGAACGCCAAGGTCATTACCCTGACGCTGGACTACGACCCGGCCCTGGCCTGGTATGCCGCCCTGACTGAGGCCGACGCGGTCAAGGACACTGTGGTTCTGCGTGCGCGCCTGCCGAACGGCGATGCCCTGTACTACCTGGTCTACCCGTCCTTCGATGCCGACCCGTCGATGACGCTGGACCAGAATATGCAGAACACCGCGACGTTCTCCATGACGTCGGATTTCACGCGCTACGCGCCGCTGCCGTAACGGGGGGTCGGGATGAGCAAGGTCATTTTCAAGCTGCAGCCCACCCCGACCTTCACCGTGCCCGTGGAGATTCCCCGGCACGGTGAAGAGCCGGCCAAGATCAAGATCACTTTCAAGCACAAGACCCGCGATGAAATGCAGGAATTCATGGAGCGCGCTGGCACGTCGGATGCGTCCCAGGATGTTGCGCTCGTCAACGAGATGATTGCCGGCTGGGAAGGGCCTGACATGCCGTTCGGCGATGAAGCTATTGCGCTCCTGATTCAGAACTACCAGGGCGCCGTGCCTGCGCTGGTCCAAGCGTACAGCCTCGAGATTCTGCAGGCCCGCCGAAAAAACTGATTGCCGCGGCGGAAGAGCTCTACCGGCCGGATCCGGACAAGGCCAGCCTGGCTGAGTTCGGGCTCCGGCCGGAGGACTTCCCCGTCGCGGTCATCGAGTTATGGCCCGAAAACGTTACGCCCAAGGTCGTATTCGAGGCTATGAGCTCGCAATGGCGCATCGGCTTTTCTGGTCCTACTGGGCTGGACTACGGGGCGCTGGCCGGCGTCATGCGACTCCTGGGCGTTCCGGGTGAAGCGGAGATCGATGTATTCGACGGTGTGCGCGTCATGGAATCCGCGGCTCTGCGGATGATGAACAAGAAATAGCCCCTCGGGGCGGAAACGGTGCCTTATGGCTGATGAAGTCGCATCCCTTGTACTGCGCGTCGACAGTACCCAAGCCAAAGGTGCGTCTGGAGACTTGGATAAGCTGACCGCTTCCGGCACGAAGGCCGAACAGGTGGTGGCCCAGGTCGGCTCCGCCGGCAAGGCGGCGGCAGCGGGTTTGGGGGCCATGGGCCAGGCTGCCAAGGCGGCTCAGGCGCAGACCGCGGCCACGACGAAGACCGCCGGCGAGTTGCAGATGGCCATGCGGTCTCTGCCCATGCAGATGACCGACATCACGGTCGGTCTGACGACTGGGCAGTCGCCGTTCTACGTGCTCATGCAGCAGGGCGGCCAGCTGAAAGACCTGTTCGGCGGTATCGGGCCCGCGATCCGAGCGGTTGGCGGTTATGTCGCCGGGCTCGCCACTCCGTTCACGATTGCGGGTGCTGGCGCTGTAGCGCTCGCCATAGCGTTCGAAAAGGGGGCCGCCGAGGCGCGGGCGTTCCAGTCGGCTATCGTCATGACCGGTGGCGCGGCTGGAGTGACGACGAACGAGTTGGCCGCAATGTCAAAGCGGATCGGGGACATTCGCGGCACGACTGGCGCGGCGGCCGAGGCTCTGACGAAGCTGGTGGATATCGGCAAGCTGGGCGGGGATGTCATCGAAGGCTTGGGCCGGGCCGCAGTCGTGACCCAGACGGCCACTGGCCGGGCCGTCGATGACATGGTCAAGGACTATGAGCGCATTGCTGATGCGCCCGCCGAGGCCATCGCCAAACTGAACGAGCGGTACCACTTCCTGACTTTGTCGGTCTACGACCAGATCAAGGCGCTGGAAGATGAGGGGCGGACGCAGGACGCTGCACGCTTGGCGCTGACGACATACGCTCAGGCCATGGAGCAGCGCAGCGCCGAGGTGGTGCAGAACATCGGGCTGCTCGAAAAGGCATGGCGTGGGGTCACTGGCGTTGCCAAAGACGCTTGGGACGCCATGTTGGGTATCGGGCGCGACCTGACGCCCCAGGATCGGATTGGGCAGATCCAGAAGGAACTGGACCAGATTGGCGGAGCGTTCTTTCACCAGGACCGCGCCAAGGCGCTTCGCGCGCAGCTGACCGGCCTGCAAGAGCTGGTGAAGTGGCAGAACGCCGCCGCGAAGGCCCAGGCCGATGAAGCGGGCGCCGTGGCGCGCGGCATCCAGGCGCGGCGCGACCTGGACAGCTACATGGACTCGCGCAAGGGCGCGTCTCTGGCAGCATCCCTGGAGGCCGAGAACAAGGCCTTCAAGAAGGCCACGGCCGAGTTTTCACAGGATAGCCAGGAGTATCAGGACGCGCTGAAGGCCCACACCGATCGGGTGGCGCAGATCCAGAAGCAGTTCGCGGGCCCGAAGGGCGCGGCCGGTACGGTCGCCGCCGGCGTGCGCGAGCTGGAGCAGGCGCGCCAACAGGAAGCTGCGCTGCGCGCCCAGTTGGAAAGCGCGGTACGGATCACCACGGCGCGCCAGGAGCTGGTCAAGTTCGAACAGCGCATTGCCGATCTGAAGGCCAAGGATCAGCTCACGGCCGACGAGAAGAGCGTCCTGGCCAATGAGACCGCCATCCGTCAGCAGTTGGAGCACAACGCCGGCCTGGCAGACCAGATCGGCCTCCAGAAAGAGGCGGTGCACCTGAAGACCCTTGAGGCTTCGGCCCAGGAGATGCTGGCAGCGGACCTGCAGCGCTACAACGACCAGCTGCAGGGTTTCACGGGTAGCCCGCGGCTGCGCGAGCAGCTGCAGGCACAACAGCAGATCTACCGCGAATTCCAGCGGCAGGTGCGGCGCGCCGCCGAGCAGGAAGCCGCCGGCGAGCTTTCGCCGCAGGGCTACGCGGACCGCGTGCGAGTTCTCAAGCAGAGCCTCGACGACCGTCTTTCCCTACAGGCCGACTATTACAGCCAGCTCACGGCCATGGAAGCCGACTGGCGCAATGGGGCCATCGGTGGGCTGAATGACTACGCCTACGAGGCCTCCAACATCGCCGCGGCCACGCGCAGCGCCTTCACGGATGCATTCAAGGGCGCCGAGGATGCGCTGGTGACGTTCGTCACCACAGGGAAGCTGAATTTCTCCGATCTGGCCAACAGCATCATCGCCGACCTGGCGCGCATTGCGATCAGGCAGAGCATTACCGGCGTGCTGGCGAGTAGCTTGGGCTCAGCCTTGGGCGGCATGTTCGCGGGCGGTGGAGGCGCGCCGACAGCCGGCCAGGTCGCGGGCGCTACGCAGGGGGTTAACGCAGGCCTGCCGCTGTCGCTGGCGAGCGGCGGCTACACCGGCGACGCGCCGCGCGACCAGGCCACCGGGATCGTGCACGGGCAGGAATACGTCCTGAACGCTGAGACCACCGCACGCCTGGGTCGCGGCACGCTCGATGCGCTCAACGCCGGCGGCCCTCTGCCGATGTCGGATGCGCGCGCAGGGAGTATCACGCCTGTCACCACTGGCACGGCCACGCAGGGCGGCGATGCGCCCAAAGTCCAGATCAACCTCATCAATCAGAGCGGCGAACAGATGGAAGCGCAGCAGGGCGGCTCCCGGTGGGACGCTGGTCTCTCCACATGGATTTGCGACGTGGTCCTGGCCAGGGCGCGCAAGGACCGGGGCTTCCGTCGCCAACTGCAGGAGCCGGCATAAATGGCCACCTTCCCGACCTACGCCCGCATTATCGATGCGGGGTATTCGAAAAAGTCCGATTATGGCGTGCTGCGCACCGACATGGACGGCGGCATCACCAAGCAGCGGAGGCGCTGGACCACGCCCATTATCACCAGGGCGGTCACCATCCTGGTGCAGAGCGTCGAGGACCGTGACGCCTTCGACGCCTGGATGGACGACGAGATTGGCGGAGGCGCGGGCTGGTTTGATTGGAAGGACGAGAGCGGCGTGGTAAAGCAGGCGCGTATCGTCGCCGGCGACGTTTCCTGGACCACGCCCGGTGTCGTCTGGACCGGCTCAGCGAAGCTGGAAACGGTGGGTTGATATGGCGCGCAATTTTTCCCCCAAGGCTGACCGGAACATCCTGGCTACGAGCGCGGATGAACCGCTCCTGGAGCTGATCGAGATTACCCACCCGGGCCTTGCTGTGCCCGCGCGCTTCGTCAACGACACGGTGGACATCGTCGTCGAGG